ATCCGACCGCCCCACCCCCTTACTTGCCGAGAGATCGAACATTGACAACTATGCACAACTGTTGCCAATCTCAACACACCCGATATGTTGCCAATTCGCGAGAGTCCACAAGTGATAGTCTGCCCACAGGTTACATAATTGTCACTAGTCAACCCTTTCTGTAATTGCCAACACCCGCGCCGCTCGCCCGTAGACCCTCGAACCTCGAACGAGAGCCGGATCGCGCTGGACCGTCTACGCTTCGATTCTAGCCACGCGCCGAGCCGGACGATCCAAACTACCTACCACCCGCAGACCCCCCTAGAATCGAAGCGTAGCGCGTCCTGTGGCCTGTGGATTATTCATCGGAAACGGTGGAAATCCTGTGCATAAACTGTGGACAACCTGTGGAAACGTAGGCGCAGCAAGGCACGGACGAGTATGCAAAGACTTGTGGCCCGTATGCACGACACCACAAGACGCCGGCCAGTGTGCCGAACTGAGACACGCGACACGCACGCCAGATCCCGCACGCTTGCACGCCGGAAGGACTGACCGACACGCGCCCCCGCTCGCCCCTCGTTCGAGTACCGCCCCGCGCTTCGCGTACCGCCCCCGCCCTCGACCCAAGGCGAGCCGGACGCGCCGATCCTCAACCCTCGACCCGCGCCCCGACTGGCATGATTGGTCTGCTGGCGCTCAGGGCTGTGGCACGCTGGTCTGCTGGCGGGGGATGCGGGTGGCACGCCGGTCTACCGGGGGACCCCCCCGTGGCACGCCGGTCTGCCAGCGGGGGGTAGGGGGGGTCTACGCGCTCGTTTTTCACCTCTTGGAGCCTCTCTCGGAGTCCCGTTTCCTTCTGAACCTGTGTTCCAAATCGAGACACTTTCGCTGGTATTTTCGTATTTGGAGGCTATCTTACTGATTCTAAAGGGCTGAGAAAGGGACAATACGAGTGTCCCAATACGAGTGGGACAAGATCTAGTATCTACATCAGGTATCTAGTATCTGTTCTTGGGAGGGTGTGGGAGGGGTTGACAACGGGAGTAGGCTGAGAGGGTGACGGACGAGGCGAGGGCGGAGGAGGCGCGGCGACAGGCGGAGGCGACGGTGTACCTGTGGCCGAGTCTGCGGACGTGGCAGGTTGGACCGGGGCCGAAGGTGACGGGGCAGTTGGCTCCGAGTGCGCTCATCGCGCTTCGAGCGGACCCGCGCTTTGTGGAGGGGCCGTTGCATCTCCTGCATGACGTGGGAGCGCCGAAGACGGAGTTCCGGTCGGTGCGCGGGGCGTTCGGGCGCGGCTCGCTTCAGGTGGTGGTGAACACGGTGAACGGGCGGTGTGTGCTGGACGTGGACCGCTTCTCGCCCTACGATGACGTAGTGGGGTTTCTCGGACACACAGGGGAAGTCGTTGTGTCGGGATGGCGGCGTGTGCGCCGCTGGTGGACCGGAGCCTGACGATGGACGCGGCCCGTGCGGTGCGTGAGTTGTGCCGCATCCTCACGGTGGAGGACGAGGCACGAATCATCGCCGCGATGTGGGGAGGGACGATGGCGAAGAAGCACACGGCAGCGGAGAAGGCGGCGGAGACGGCGGAGCGCATCGACGCGGTGAACGAGCGCCGGTTGGAGGACGCACGCGAGGACCGGGCGGAGGACGCAGCGGCCGGTGAGCCGGAGCAGACCGAAGCGGAGTGGTACGGCGGTTCGTCCACACCCCCGGAGCCGGACCCCGTGACGCCGGACGGCAAGCACGACGCGGTGCCGGTCGAGAAGCCGGAGTATCCGAAGGCGACCCCGGATGGCGTGGTGATCGATTGGGGGCCGAACGGTCCTCCGCGATGACGCTCCGCGAGATCTACCGGGCGCTTCGGCAGTCGTTCCACTGGTGGGACCGCGACGATGGCAAACACGATGACGGCGACGACGGAAGTCTTCGACGGGGAGAAGGGCGACCTCGCGGAGTTCGAGGATGACGCCTTGCAAGCCGTCGCGATTGCGTTGCGCCTGAAGGGGTACAAGCCCAAAGAGATTGCCGTCGCGATGGACGTGCCGGTCAGTCGGGTCCGGCGCGTCCTCACCAATGGGCGCACGAGCGGGGCGCTCAGGGACGTAGTGAACGACTTGCAAGCGACGGCGTTGCCGCTGGCGGTCGAGAAACTCATCGAGAAGCTCGAAGACGGCCACGAGTGGGCGATCAAGGAAACGCTCCGGGGGTTGGGCGCGTTCCGCACGCACACGGCGCAGCAGATCGACACGAAATCGCAATCGACGGAACTTGTGGTATCGTTCGTCCAACCGGCGCAGCCGATCACGGCGAATCCGGCGGGGATTGTCGGTCGATCACGCGAGGAGATCTTCGATGCCCCCATTCAAACCCTACGCCTCCAAGAAGCAAGCGCGGTGGGCACACACGAAGACGGGCCGGAAGGCGCTGGGGAACCGGGACGTGGAGGGGAAGGACCGCGCCACGAACTTCTCCCACTTGCCGATGCGGTCATCGGGGAGCGGGTCAGCCTTCAGTCACCTCAAGCGAGCGGCGAGGTCGTAGGTGGACAACCCGTTCACGAGTCTGCTTAGGGCCGCACTCGGGCGACAAGAGGCTCCGCCGGTCCCTCCGGCTCCGCCCATGTGGACCGCGCCCCCCAAGCCGTTCAGTGGTCCGGTGCCTCGCGTGCCCGTGACCGACACCCGCGACGTGCCGCCGAATCAGCGAGTCGCTGGGAAGTACGCCGTCGAGCCACTCACCGAAGTCCTTCGTGCGGCCGGTGCCCACCAAATGCCGATGGATCTCGCGCTGGCGATGGCGATTCGCGAACAATCGACCGACCTCGCCAACCCGTCGCTCGCTGGCGGGGATTCCTTCCGCAATCCGCTCTCGCTCGCGTACCCCGAACCGTGGATGAAGCAGGAGCCGTCGCTGATTGAACCGGCGGTGATGCACGCCGTTGAACGAGCGTCCGCTGTGGCTCCGCAGGGACGCGAGCGGCAGATTCAGGCGTTTCAGGGACTCGGAGCGCAACCCACCGGGTACAACGAACGCTTCAAGGGACAGCCGAATCCGTATGCGCGTGCGGTGGAGGAGATTCGCGAGCGCGTGGTCAACGTGTCTCCCGCGTTGAAGGCGCTCATGGCGAACGTCCAAGCCAAGCTCGCAGACCCTTCGACGTACTCGCCAGAGAAGCTCGCGGCCATCGGTGACACGATCACTCGTCAGGTGCGTCACCCGAACTTGTTCCGATGACCAATCCGGCGCACACCACACCGGGCAGCGGCGCACTTCAACTCGTCCACAACCCGTATCAGCAGCAGTTTCTCGCGGCGCTCGCGCTTCGCATGAAGAACGGGCATCGCGCCTTTTCGCGGCTCGGCCTCTTCGCCGGACGACGCTCGGGCAAGACGCTCATCGGCGGTGTGGGCGTGGTGACGGAGTGCGGGAAGTACCCGAATCAATCGTGGATGGTCTGTGCAGGAAGCTACCCGAAGCTGCACGACTTCGTGATGCCAGCCATCGCGCTCGCGTTGCCGAACACATGGCTCGCGAAGCCGTTCTCCGCCAGCCACTACGAGTGGACGCTGAAGAACGGGACCATCATCCGGGCGCGGTCCCTCGACGACATCAACCGGGGGCGCGGCTCGGGACTCGACGGCCTCTGGATCGACGAAGCGCGGGACGTGTCGCGCATCGCGTGGAAGACGCTGGTCCCCGCGCTCATCGACCGCAAGGGCACGGCAATCATCACCACCACTCCGTCCGGCTTCGACTGGTGCTATGAGGACTTCTGGAAACCCGCCTCCGAATTGGTTCCCGGCTATTGGGCGTGCAAGTACCGCTCCGTGGAGAATCCCGCCCTTGACCCCGTGGAAGTGGAGGCCGCACGGCGGGAGATGGATCCGCTTTTTTTCCAACAGGAGATGGAAGCGGAGTTTGTCTCGTTCACGGGCGCGATCTACGGCGACAGCTTCGCACCCCAACTCCTCCAAGCCGAAAGCGAACTCCGCCGCTTCATCCCTGAGTGGCCCCGTATCAACCCTGAGCGGCCGATTCTCATGGGCATGGACCCCGGCGCGGATCATCCGTTCGGCGGCGTGATGCTGGTAGGCACGGAGTTCGGGCTGGTGTGTGTGGGCGAGTACCACGCACGCAATTCGGCGGCGATGGCGCACGCGAATCAACTCTTCGCGATGCTGCACGCTCGCGGCGTCTCGGGCGCGAACCTGTGGGCCATCGACCGCTCACAGAAGCAGATGGCGATTGAACTCTCGCAGCACGGCATCTTCGCGACCGCCGCTGAGAACGATGTCGTCGCCGGAATCAACCGCGTCAAGTCATGGTTGCTCGGACGCCGCCTGTGGATCTATCAGCCGACCTGTCCGAAGCTGGTGCAGCAGATGTTCTCCTACCGCTGGGCGGAGAACACGGACTCGCACGGCGAGGCGCGGCGTGAGCGCGTGGTGAAGACGAACGACGACCTTTGCGATGCGCTCCGCTACGCGATGATGACATGGCCGGAACTGCCGTACCCGGAGCCGCCGTCAGGTCTGCGCGATCTGACGAAGGTGCCCGATGAAATCCGCTGGTCACTCGAACGCGAACAGAGGCACAATCACCCGGAAGCGTTCGACGACACCGAAGTCGAAATGGACGAACCGGGGATGCTCGCCACAAGCGAGGACGATCCTGTCGGCAACTTCTGGGGGTAGCATGTTCATCACCGCAGATCGATTCTGGAGACTCGTCGAGGCGTCCGCACTTCAGGCGGAGAAGGTGAAGACGCTCGTCGGAGAGAACGCGAAGCTCGAAGCGACCGTCGAGTGGATGCGAACGCACATCAACCGGCTCGAAGAGGAACGCGCTCTCCTGCTCCAGACCGTGTATCATGCTCCGGTCGGGCGCGTGGAAATCGACCGGCAGATCCGATTCGAGGCTCCGGCTGTCACGGGAGCGCCCCTGACCGAAGAGGATCCGGTGCAGATGCTCGCGACCTCTCAGGCGCTTCTCGAAGACGTGGGCGACGACGTGGCGGCTCGCATGGGCATCAAGCACAACGAGGACGGCTCGCTGAAGTACGAACACTAGCGGAGGGCGACGATGGATACGACCTTGATGCCCGGAGTGCCGTCGATGCCGATGGTCCCTCCGATGCCAACCGTCCCCCAAATCCTTCCCGCTCGCGCCCCGGCGTTGCTCCCCGGAGCGGTGAACTACAACGACGATCAGAAGCTCCTGTCATTCTTCAAGATGCTCAAGGACGAGGCGTTCGACAACCGCTTCGTCTTCGAGCGCGGCTGGTGGAGAATCATCCTCTACCTACTCGGACGCCAGTGGATCTACTACGACGTGCAGCGCGGCCAGTGGGCCGACAAGCGGATCGCAAAGTGGATTCCCCGGCCCGTCACGAACAAGATCTCCGAGACGGTCAACTCCTACCGCAGCGTCTTCCAGAGCGTCATGTTGGGCGCGAAGGCGCGTCCCAGCGCCCCAGACCCGATGAATATGACCACCGCCGAGACGGTGGACAAGCTCGAAGCGCCGATTCGTGGCGAACACGATTGGGACGCGGTGCAGTTGGAAGCCGACTTCTGGTACATCGTTCTCGGCAACGTGTTCCTGCATCCGTGGTGGGACAAGCGAGCCACACAGGGCGGCATGTGGGTTGCCTTCGAGACGTGTCAGGCGTGCGGCGCGGTGTCCGGCCCTGACGAGATCGAAGACGCTGGCGGCTTCTGCCCCAAGTGCCGCATGAGTCAGTCGTTCACGAAGCAGGATGGCGTCGGGATGACCGTCTCGCAGGGCGCAGGACGAACGGACGTGTGTTCGCCGTTCGAGATCGCGCTGCCCTCCGGCTACCGCGAGTTCAAGGACATCTCGCACATCATCCGAACGCGCTGGAGAACCAAGCAGTACGTCGAGATGACGTACCCGGACATCGCCAAGGGCATGAAGTTCGACAAGATGCCCAACGAGCGGTCCCTCCAACTGCTCCGCGCTATCGCGACGACCTCCGATCAGACGCAATCGAGCATCGCCTACGCGACGACAGGCACGGTGTCCACACTCGCAGAAGGCATCGCAGAGTATGAACTCTGGTTGAAGCCGTCACGCGAGTACCCGGAGGGCTTGTTCCTTCGCGTTCTCGGGGAGAGCAGTCCGAAACTGGTGAGGCACGACGCCGAAAGCACACCGGGACCGCTGCCCTCGAAGGATCCGAAGGGCAATCCGCTCTTCCCGTGGCTCCACGCTGGGTACGATCACACGGGCGGTCGGATCTGGGCACGCTCTCCGCTCGAACCGTTGCTCTCCAAGCAGGATCAGATCAACCAGATCGACTCGCTGATTCAGTTGATCATCCAGCGAGCCGCGAATCCGGTCTGGTTGGAGCCGAAGGGCGCGGAAGTCAAGAAGTTCACGGGCGAACCGGGCTTGGTGGTCAAATACAACCCGCTCATCGCGTCTGGAAACGCGAAGCCAGAGCGGATTCCGGGCGAGCCGGTGTCACCCAGCCTCATGAACCTTCGTCAGAGCTACATCACCGACCTCGAAAACCTCGCGGGAACGTCCGACATCCTCAAAGGCCAGCGTCCACCGAACGTCGAGGCGTTTTCGGCACTCCAACTGCTCGTCGAACGCTCGCAGAGCCGTTTCGGACCCGCGCTGGCGGCTCGCGGGAAGCTCTATCGCGACTGGTATCAACTCGCGCTCGAATTGGAGCGATCGTACGGCCCGGAACAGCGTGTCTTCGCCGTTCTCAGCCCGAATCAGTCATGGACGTTCGAGAGTTTCCAGAAAGCGGACCTCACGGGCGACGTGGACATCGTGATCGAGGACGGATCGCAGACCCCGAAGACCTCACTCGGCAAACGCGCCGGGATCGAGCAGTTGAATCAGCTTGGTTTCATCGACAAGGCCGACCCGGAGCAGCGGTACACGATTCTCAAGGTGTTTGGGCAGACGGATCTGCTTCCGTCGCTCGACAACGACGTGAAATCCGCGCTTCAGGAGCAGGATGCGTTCGAGAAGTGGGCGAAGAGCGAGGCGTCAACGCCAATCGCGCCCCCGCCCATGCCGGAACCGGCACTCGAACCTTCGACGCTGCCCACCCCGCAGCTAGGAGCGCCGGAGGACGCTGCCACCGCCACGTCAGGTAGTCCCCTTCCTGACGAGAGCAGCGGACCTCCGGCTTCTCCGAACGGGGCGATGCCACCGCCGCCGCCACCGGGATCTCAGGTGCCGGAGACGATGCAGAACCAGTCGCAGCCGATGTACATGGTGCCGTGTCCGCTGAAGGTGCAGTACTGGCACAACGATCCGGTCCACAACGCGGAACATCGGAAGTGGGCGAACTCGGACGCTGGACGGCGGCTCTTGGACTCGCGAGAAGACCTCGCGATGGTGTATACGCAGCACATGCAGCGCCACGATTTCAGTGTGGTGCAGAAACAGGCGCTCCAACAGGCGCTTTCGATGGGAGCCGCGCCCCCGCCGCCGCAAGGCGCGGCGCTGGCGATGGAACGGTCGAACGCCGAGAGTGGAGCGACACAAGACGTGCCCAGAGGACAGTCTGAGGCCGTTCAGGGCCGTGGCCCCGAATAGTCCTCGCCTTGACAGGTGGGAGATACTGTCCAACAGACCCAGCGGAACTGACCGCTACACCAAAGGTGGGTTATGGAAGGCGAATGGCCGGAGTTCTCAATTCCAAGCGTCGATGAAGCAGGGGGGAGTGCGCCAGCAGCGTCCACTCCGGGCGGAAGCGGTGGTCCCGCGCCCACCACACCGGGTCAGACTGCGCCAGCCGGTACTCCGCAGCAGACCCAGCCATCGACGACTGACGAGAACATCCCGAAGTACCGCTACGACCAACTCAACACCCGCACGCAAGAACTGGAACGCAACTTCCAGCAGATGCAGGAGATGAATACGCGGCTGACAGACGCCCTCGCTCGGGCGATGGAAGCCGCACGTCCCGCAGCCCCGAACGAGCCAGCCCTCGACCCAGAGGAAGCGCAGCGTCGGGAGAACATCAGGAAGCAGCTTCAGGAGATCTACCCTGAGCTTGGCGACCTGAACTCGGTACGCGACATCATCAAGCTCAAGGACAAGCTGGAAGCTGTCGTCGCGCAGAGCGAGCAGAACGCGAGTCGCGATGCAGAGCGGTTCGATGACTACGCCAAGCGCAGCATCTCCGCTCTCCACAACGAGTTCGCGGCTGTCTTCGGCAAGGGCAAGACCGCAGCCGATCTGAACGACGACCAGCGGAGAGAGATCGCGAAGTCCTTCGTGGACTGGATCGGCGCGGACCCCACCCGAATCCGGCGCTACGACATGGGCGACAACGCGGCTCTTCGCGGCGAGTTCATCAAGGCGTGGACGGATCGTTGGGTTGAACCGCTGAGACGCACGGGCGCGGCGCAGACGATGCGACAGGCTCGCACGACGGAGAGGCTCCCTGTGGGCGGATCCGCGTCGAGTCCGCTCGGCACGCCAGCACCCAAACCATCAACCCAGAAAGATGACGACGACGAGGCAATCTTCCGGCGCGGTTGGGAAGTGGCTCAGAACATTCTCTCAGCCGAACGGTAGTGCCTCACCGGAGGTACGGACATGGCAGGAGCCAACACTCAGGTAATCTCCGCCACCTTGAAGACGGTCTTCGAGGACTTCGTGGCGGAGCAGACCAACAACAAGTTCCCCCTGAAGGATGAAGTCAAGTTCAAGCAGCTTGACTACGCCGGTCAGGAGGTTCAGTACATCGCGCACGTCACCCGCAACATCTCCCCGATGTTCGTGGGCGAGGACGGCGCGTTCGCAGACGCCGGAGCGCAGGGCAGCGTCCGGGTCCACATCAACCAGCGCAAGCTCATGGCTCGCGTTCGGATGACTTCCGAGTCGATGGCCGATTCGATGAAGTCGGAAGGTGCCTACGTCTCGGCTCGCAAGGACGAGATGACGCGCCTCATCGACGACATCGCACGCATGGAGGAGTACGCGCTGTCGAGCGACGGGCGCGGCGTCCTCTGTCTGGTGGACACGGCCACCCCGAACGGCGACGGCGTGACGCTCACGGTGGACGCCCCCGGCAACATCCCCGGAGACGACTTCGGGAACCGCTTCATCCTGCCGGGGATGTACGTCGCGTTCATCGACCCGGCCACGGGCGCTCTGCGCTCGGGGATCCGCAAGGTCGTTTCGTGCGCGTCGGGCGGGGGCACGATCACCCTCGACGCGGCCCCCGGAGCCACCGTCGCCAACAACGACTACGTGGTTCAGGCGGCGAACTCGTCGGTCACGGACGCGCTCGACACGAGCTACGAGCATGGCTTCTACGGGCTGTGCGGCCTGTTCGACGACGGCACGTTCCGCAACAACTACTTCGGTGTGGACCGCTCGATCTACGGGCAGTACCAGACCTACGTGAAGTCGTCCACGGGCGCTCTCTCGCTCGACCTCTTCCAGCAAGCGTCGGACATCGTGGATCAGAAGCTCGGGGGCCGCATCGACATCATGACGATGCACCACAGCGTTCGTCGGCTCTACCTCCAGCTTCTCGAATCCGACCGGCGCTACACGGCGTCCAGCCTCCAGCGGCCGGACGGCGGAACCGTCGCCTTCAAGCAGGGTGACATCACAATGGGCGAGGTGCCCATCAAGGCACTCCGCACGCACCCGCTCGCGATGGTGTTCGGCTGGGACACCAAGGGCGTCGATCTCGTCTGCTACGGCTCCGAGAAGGGCAAGTGGGTGGACGAGGACGGGAACGTGCTGATTCGCGTCGGCTACGGCACGGCGGCGCGGGACAGCTTCGAGGCGTGGTACCGGAAGCGGCAGCAGTATCACGCTCGGTACCCCGGCAAGGCGTTCCGGCTGGATGGCGTGACCGGCCAGTCGCTCATCGTCGTTCGCGACTTCTAGGCGGGGGATTCGCAGTACCCGGTCTAGTGGAGGGGCTGGGCATAGTGACCCGGCCCCTCCGTTTACCGAAAGGGGAGCATGAGAGACGAAAGCATCGTCGAAGTCGTCAATCGCACGACAGAGCCGCTCAACTTCACTTGGGACGGAGTTCCGGGTGTAGTGCCTCCGGGGTACCGGAAGAACGAGAAGGGCGTCATCGTTCCGGCGGGGAGGGACGGCCAGCCGCGCACCCATCACCTTCAAACGTCGATTGCGGAGATCGCACGACGCCAGAACGTGAAGAGCGGCAGCGAGGATCGGTGGACGGGCGAAGTGGAGATGTTGATCGGCGTTGCCGTGCGCGACGAAGAAGGCACGCTCACGATGGCTCCGAACTGGATCTTCAACGACATCAGCTACACGGAGAAGGGCACGTCAATCGAGCGGTTCAACCGTGAGTCGATGGGAGAGGCAGACCGCGCCGTGAGCGCGGTACCTGCCCGTGGGTTTCCCCGTGGACGCGGTGCCGCCATCGAAGCCGGGAACTTCAACGAAGGGCCAATCGGCATCAGAACCGGCGAAGGACAGTGATGCTGCACTCGCTGAACGCCCTACCCTCGGGGAACTTCGACCCTCGACTGAACTACATCGAGGAAGCGAATCCCTTCGGGCTGGCGTCCCCTCCGACATGGTTCCTGAAAGACCTTTGGGACTACGACCCGTGTCTGGTAATCTTCCCGTCGAAGGAAGAGGCACTCTTCCGGTTGGCGAGGCGAGCGGAACACGGATCGCCAGTCCTTCGGATGATGCAGGGACGCCCGGACACGGAGATGTTCGTCCGACATCGGCTGGTGCCAGTGACATCGATCCTGCCAACACCGATGGTGAAGTGGGGGCCGGTTCTCCTGAAGGATCTGGCCGACCGCGATTTGAGACGAGTCGGTGGATACAAGAAGGCCGCAAGAGTTCTCGACCAATTCGACGAGGACGCTGAGACGCGGTGGAAGCGAGAAACGGCAGAGGGCGCGGAGGTTCGAGCGCGTGCCTCATGGAAAGGCCAGAAGTGGTCGAACGGAGAAACCGTGGATCTCGGTGCCCGAAAGATCCCCGGCGCGAGACGCTCGAAGCGACGTGAGTATTTCACGGGCGTAGGAGACTCGCGATTGCGACCCACCCAAGCGGGTGATGGCGCATTGTTCGGGCGTGATCCCCTGAAAGAAGCTACGCCTTACTTCGACGAGAAGCCGACCGAAAGCCGGATCATCGTCGCAGTACCGTAGCGAGGAGAACACCGATGGCTCTCTCTCTCGAAAACATCAACCTCGTCAAGCAGCGTTCGCGCTGGCAGACCCTCAAGAAGCCAGCCCAGACGGAAGCCCTCCGCGCTCTGTGGATTCACATGGAGCAGAAGGGCAACCCGGACCTCCAGTTGGTCACGTTCGACCAGACGGGGAACGCGGACACCGTGATCGCGGACGCCGCGTGCAAGCTCTACGCGGTCGTCTTCAACAAGCCAGCGACCTCGACCACCGCCGCGTGGCTGAAGATCAGCGACCACGCGACGACGGCGGCGGCGGCTGGCGACCTCGTGATCCCGCTCGCGGCGGCAGCGGCGGCGATCAAGAACGGCGCTATCGTCTGCCCGGACGGGCTGGACATGGCGAACGGCGTCACGATGGCATCGCACACCGCTGTCAACGGCAACACCGACAGCAACGACGCGGACGCGGCGGCTGGGTTCGTGATCATCGGCGCGGCGTAGGACACGACGCAGGGTAGCTCAACGGCAGAGCAAGCGGCTCATACCCGCTTGGTTGTGGGTTCGATTCCCACCCCTGCAACCACTTACTGCGGCAGCAGTCCTCACGTCCCCCGTCACGGGGCCGTGGATGGTGAAGGATCTGCCGGTCCTTCACCGGAGCGGAGAACATCATGGCCCAGAAGTACTTCCACAAGTTCTCGTCGCTCGACTTCATTCGGAACCTGCCGAACGCGGCTGGTTGCGGTGTTGTCGGCGGCGCACTCTTCGTCAACGCGGACGGCACGCCGGTTCAGGTTGGCGGCGCGTCCCTCGGTAAGACGTTCTACGTCGATGCCGTGAACGGATCGGCCTCGAACGACGGCCGCAGCCCCGGCAAGGCGTTCTCGACCCTCGCGCTGGCCTACGCCGCTTGCACGGCTGGCAAGAACGACACGGTGATCATCCTGTCGGACGGCGCAACAACCGGAACGGCGCGGCTGGCCGAATCGCTGACGTGGGCGAAGGCGCAGACGCATCTTCTCGGCCTCGCGGCCCCATCGCTCTACTCACAGCGAGCGCGTGTGGCCCCGACCGCCGCGCTCACCGCGTTCACGCCGATGATCACTCTCAGCGCGAGCGGCTGTCTCTTCCAGAACATTCAGTTCTGGCACGGCTTCACGACCGGAGCCGCCGCGCAGATCGCCCTCGAAGTCACCGGCTCGCGGAACGTCTTCCGTAACTGCCATCTCGCAGGGATGGCCGATGCGGAGTCGGCCGCTTCCGCGACCTCGCGCATCCTGAACTTCACGGGCGGCGGCGAGAACTACTTCGACCACTGTGTCATCGGCATCGACACCGTGACGAGAACCGCCGCGAACGCGAGCATCGAGTTCCTGAGCGGAGCGGCTCGGAACGTCTTCGAGGACTGCCTCTTCCCGGTCTACGCGACCGGCAGCGGCACGGGCGCTCTCTTCGTCAAGACGGCGGCAGCGGCGGCGATGGACCGCTACAACATCTTCCGCCGATGCAACTTCCTCAACCCCGGCGCTCTGTCCGGCGGCGTCACGCTGGCAGCGGTTGCGACTCTGGCGGCGGCAAGCGGCGGCGGGTTGATCTTCGACTACTGCTCGCGCTTCCTCGTCACCGATTGGGGCACGGACGCGACCTCGCTCGGTCAGATCTACGTCAACGGCTCGGGCACGGGCGGCACGGCGACGGACGACGTGGGCCGTGGCGCTGTCGCGGTAGCGTCGTAGTCCTCGAAGGGGGGCTTCGGCCCCCTTTCTTCTTGAGCGAGGTTCGACATGGCTGTCAGAACACGCGCCCAAGTATTCCACGGCGAGTTCAAGCGGCGCTTTCCGCCGATTGACTACGACCTGACGATTGCCTCGGGCGCAGACCCATCAGCCGCAGCCGTCATCCCAGCGCGAGCGGGGTACACGATCTGTCTTCAGCGCATCACGTTCAACGTGACAACGGATGCCGCCAAGATCTTGATCGTGCGAGACGACGCGACGACGCCTCTCAACGCGGCGATCTTCCCTTCATCGCCCGGAGTCGGCACGAGGCAGATCGACTACGGCGACGAGGGGATGATGATGACCAACGGGAAGAGCATCGACATCTCGGTAACGGGCGGGGCCGGACTCGCTGGCACGCTCGTCATCGCCGGGTACTATCTGCCGATTGGCCCGTTCACACCGTCAACGGTGTAGCGGACAGGTGACGTGATTCGGGGCGGGGAGAGACAACCCCGCCCCCCTTTCAGCGAGGTTTGTGATGGCTCACCTGTACGTGCCCGTTGCCAGCGGTGTAACTGCGATGACGCAGCGGTCGAACGCTGCCGACATCCAGATCGACTCCGACGACGACATCCTGAAATACAAGGATGGCGACGATGCCGTGCGAAAGGTGGGAACCCTCTTCACGGAACTCGTCACGGCGGCTCGCGCCATCGTCGCCGCCGACAACGGCAAGATTCTTCTGGCGAACTCCGCCAACGACATCAACTTCACGCTTCCCGCGACCGTCCTCCACTTTCGAGTGACGATTGGCGTCCTCACACCGGCCGGTAGTGGGAAGCTCCACAAGATCACGCCCGTCGCTGGCGACAAGATCATGGGCACGAACGCGGCCGGAACTGCGCTGGACGGCGCGGACGGGATCGCGCTCAACCACACTCAGGCGACGGCCAAGCAGGGTGATTTCGTCACGCTCGTCGCGGACGGCGCGAACGGTTACATTGTGATCGGGACGCAAGGCGTGTGGGTCAAGGCGTCCTAGTGAGGGGCACATGGCGACCACGCTTCAGTCGCTCATCACGGATGGGCGAGCGCATCTCATCGCGCCGATTACGGGCGACAACGCCGACGAGTTCTGGACCGACGCGGAACTGCTCGGGATTCTGAACCGTGGGATCAAGGAACTCTGGAGGGCGATCAACGACAACTTCCAGAACTACTTCCTCACGGTGGACAAGACGAACGTCTCGATTGCCTCTGGCACCGATCTCCTGAGCGGCGTGCCCTCCGACGTGTCGATCGTACGGTTCATTGGGCCTCGCAGCCCTGCCGACTATCCGTACATGCGGTTCGAGTACAGGAACCTCGACCACAAGGACTACCTTGCGGCCAAGGCGCAGGGCACGGTCGATGCGAGTCAGGCGCGGTTGATCTACTTCTACATCTCTCAGGCTGGCGCTCCCGTCGCCGCCCCGGAGATCCACATCGCGCCGACACTCAGCGCGAACATCAACCTCGAACTGTGCTACGTGCCAGTTCTGACGACGCTCGCGGCGACCGACTACAACCCGATCCCCGGAGAGTCCGATCAGGCGCTCATCGACTGGCTCGTCGCATGGGCGCGAGCGAAGGAGCGCGAGGACCGCACGCCTGACCCCGGATGGATCCAGATGTACGCGACGGAGAAGGCGAACATTCTCGTGTCGCTCACGCCACGGCAGACGCAAGACGACGACGTAGCTGAAGCTCTCTTCGAGGAGTGGACGTAATGGCGAAGAGCCAGATCGAAAGCCATCGGCTCGCCACGTACAACCTTGGCGAAAAGGGCGTCGTCATCACGAAGAGTCCTGTCCACGGAGAGGACGGCGAGTTGGCGCTCGCGCAGAACGCCGTGCCAAACCCAGAAGGGGGCTTGCAGGGTATTCGGAAACGCATCGGCTTTCGGGCGCTCAACGTCACAGCGGCGGCTGGCGGCATCCTTGCGTTCATCTCTTGCAACCTCGAAGACCCCGGTGTGATCGCCGTCAATCCAGCCGCCTTTGGGAAGTGGCTCTACTCGACCAATGGCGGGACAACGTGGACGTACCTCGAAGTGCAGCAGACGGTGGACGCGGCTGACATCCCAGCCAACTACGACGGCTTCGACCGGCTTGCCTTCCTGCATCTCACGGAAGATACCGACAAGACCGGCCTCGTCGCCATCGATCAGGTTGCGGGAGTCAACGCTTGGGCCGCGAGCAACGTCCCAGCCGCCGGAGATGACCCCGGCCGCGTGCCATACACGATTCAGCACGCGCTCGACTTGGGAGACGGATATCTCTACTACGTCGCCGCAGACGGACTCTCTGTTCGACGCTGGACCGCTGACGAAGACACCGAACTCTGCGACCTATCCGCTGTCATCACCGGCATCGTCGATTGGGACACGGACGGCACGAATCTCTGGTTGCTCACGACGGTCAATATCGGCGGCGGGACTCCAGACAACCAACAGGTCTACAAGATCACCGTGTCGAACGGGACTGCCGCGAAGGTCGGTACGGTTCTCGCAGCCTCCGGCGGCACATGGGACGGCGTGACCGCGTGGAACCGCGTCTACTACTCGCTCGCCGTGATCAAGCTGAATGGCACGACTCCGACCGTTGTCATCGGCGGCTACGAGTGGGTAATCGACACGTACACCAGCGAACACACGCAACAGGCGCACGTCGTCAAGCTGGACGGATCCGCATCCGACGCGACGGCTCCCACCGTGATTCTCACGTCCTACGACACGAAGGACGTTCCGACCGGACACGCCAACGCGACCCTGACGGCGCAGTCGCTCTTGTCATCGCCCCCGTCCTCGTTCTCGACTGGCACGCAACCGACCACGGTGCAGTTCGCAGTCGGAGACACGATCACGATTGGCGACATCACGTACACGGCGGTCGAAAAGGCAACGCTCGCCAACAACACTCCGTACCAGTTCTTTCGCGGAGGCGTGTGGGCAACAGAGTCGATTTACCACCCGCCGGGAATTGTGCTGGCCCCGATTGGCTGGACCGGAAGCAACCCCGGAACCACGGAGTACCGATACACCTACGTAGGAGGGCTGACAGGGCTTCTCTACGCGATCTACGGAAACTCGGCCGGTGGTTATTGCACGGCATCGACTCCGGCACACCCGCTTGTCTCCGCCTCTGGAGGGGATAGAACGATCACCGTCACGGCGCGAGCGTCAGGCACGTCAGGCAACGGCATCACCGTGTCGGAAACCTCGTCTATCGCATCGTGGAGCGGAACGACGCTCTCTGGCGGCGTCTACACGGTTCAAGCGAAGGCGAATCGTCTGCGCGTGACCGACATCATCAACGACGCCACAATCGGCGCTCTCTACTGCGCTGTGTCCTCGAACGGTGGACACTCCGAGATCAAGAAGATCGTCTACCCCATCATCGCTGGCGCGTGGACCGCTTCATGGGCCGACGTGCGAAGTCAGTTGTACCCGTTCGGCTACGTAAGCGTGTGGGCCGACGACAACGTGCTGCTCTTCCTCGAAACGCCGGAAGCGATCTCCCTCCAGTTGTCGAAGGGCGTCAAGGTTGGAACGACGGTGTTCTACCTGATTGGGACTGGCCTTTCGACTTCGGCCGACATCAACCTGATTGCGCTGGCATCCGGGGCGCTTCAAAGGATCGAGTTGCCATGAGCAAGAAGTGGAGAGGGCCGTGGATCGGTAAGAAGTCTGACTCGTTTGCGCCCGGAGCGACAACGGTTCGTCTCTACCCGACCGGCGTCCCGACGATTGTTCACTACGACACCTACGTCTCGCCGCCGTCTCCGCCAGCGCAAATGTGGGGCTGGGAAACGGTGTGGCCGCTTGCCGGTCAGGATTGGCTCGGAAACGCGACTCTCAGCGGCGGCGGCGGTCCCCCTTACCTTCGTGGAGTAAGCCTAAACGGAACGCTCACGCAGCTTGCTCCCAGCAGGAACGGAGCGATCACTGAAGTCAAGGCCGGGTTCACATGGCATCCCGTCATCGAGGCTGGCTTCGGAAACGCGAACATTCGGATAGCGCACGTCTCAATCGCAGACTCGCTCACGCCTTGGCTCACGAACGCCCCGTGGGTGCAGGGCTACGAGATGAAGAAGGAGAACGTCTTCAACGGGAACCTCTTGATGGTGACGAGCGGCAGCACGAAGGCGCTCGAAACCGACGTGACTGACGAGTACGCTCAGAACACGCAATTCGGCGGGGCGAACATGATCGGGTCTGACATTCTCCTGATCAACAGTCTCTACTACGCGATCTTGTTCGACATGTACAGCGAAACGGCCGGTTGCGACGGCACCTTCGACCTTCAGGAACTCTACGTCGATGTGACGTACACCCAAACGTAGGTGGACCGCGATGCCCTACTACCTCGTTCATGCCGGGACCGCGCTCCAGAAGATCGACAGCGACGGAAACGTGACGAGTGTCACGCTGCCAGAAGGCGTTACCCTCGACCCCAGCAGACCGGCGCGGTTCACGCTGCTCAATAAGACGCTGCTCGTCTCGAACGCACCAAGCCGCACGCTGCTTTTCGATGGAGGGCTGACCGCGCATCTCGCCGGACTCACTCCGCCTCCGACCGCGCCGACTGTCGCGGCGGGAACAGGCACGTTGATCGGAGACTACTTCTGCGCGTTTTCGTTCGCCATCAAGGACGCGGACGGGAACATCATCGTTGAAAGCGACCTCAGTCCCATCTCGGCCGTCCAGACGCTCGCGGCAGAGGGACTCGCGATTTCAGCCATCGGCATCTCGGAAGACACGCAGGTCACATCTCGCCGCATCTACCGTTCGGCCTCTGGCGGCGACACGCTGTATTGGGCCTACGACATCGACGACAACCTGACGACGACGTACACCTCCACTGAAGCCGACGCTTCGCTGGGCACGGAAAGCGTGACGAACCTCGGACTCGGGGCTGTGCCCGGAGCGACCAGCGTAGACCGGCTCAAGCTGTCGGTGACATGGAAGGATCGCGTGTGGGGCGTGTCGGACATCAACCCGGACGACCTTCGATTCTCCGGCTCTCGGATGCCTTACGCATGGGACGCGACCAATATGATTCCGATCCCTCCGGTGGGAGAGGACACGGTGGGCGTCAACGGCTTCCTCGGGCGGCGCGACGAGCTTGGCGTCCTGAAGCTGAATCGGCTGTGCAAGGTGGTCGGAAACACGCAGGACGATTTCCAGTTGATCGTGGTGGTCGAAGGCATCGGCACATTCGCGTCCGATTCGTGCGTAGTCATTCGTGACGTGGGCTACTTCCTCTCGCACGATGGCGTCTATACATGGGGGCCGGAAGGCGTGCAGTCGATCTCGGACGCACAGGTGCGCCCGTGGTTCACGACCGACCTGTACTTCAACCGCGCTGCCTTCGCGTCTGCCGTGGGGCGGTACAACTGGCGCACACACTCGTATGAACTTCATCTACCGTCTTTCGGCCAAACCGACCTCACTCTCTGGGTGCAGTACGACATCGACCGTAAGCGGTGGTTTGGGCCACACAAGACGGTTGCCTTCACTCCCGCCAGCGGGGGCCAGATTTCAGACAACGACGGCCTACTTATCCCCGCTGTCGGCTCGAAGGGAGGGCAACTCTGGTTGCAGGACAACTCGGAGATCATGGACGGCGACTATGAGATTCAGTTCTCGGTAGTCACGCAGCCCTACTCCGAGAACGCCGCTGACCGTCACAAGCTGTTTCACGAACTGTCGGTGATCAACAAGAATCAGGGCAGCGGCTACATGGTGATTCAGGCGTTTGTGGATAACGAGTCGCAGACCTCGTTCCTGACGCCGCAGGACCGCAGTCGGACACGATGCCGACGCATCGGCAACGGCCGCTTGCTCACGCTGTCGTTCTTTCATGACACGATGTACGAGGACTGCGAGATCCACGGTTTCGAGATTCCGTTCACCATCACGGGACGCCGATGAGCAAGCGAATTGCCAAGCCGCATGACATTCGCTGGCCGGGGCCGCAAGGCGTCACGCCCCGGTTGATCGAGGACATCAACGCCAACTTCGACGCACTCTTTCGGGCGCTTGAACTGGCAGGACTGTCTACGGCTGGCGTTCTCTCTCCGCCTTCCTCGACTGGCGGCGGCGGCACAGGCGACCCGCCCGGACTCTCCGACCCCGTGACCGAATCCCACGGCGGAACGGGCAAGACGACCTACTCGAAGGGCGACCTCTTGGTCGGAAAGGCCGATCACAAGCTGGAGCGGAAGTCGATTGGCTCCACGGGACAGGTTCTCACGGTTGCCGGTGGGACGACGGCATGGTCTGGACACCAAGTTCTCTCGGCCACGCACAGCGACAGTGAGGCGTCGAACGCCTCTCGCGGCGACCTCATCGTCGCTCAGGGCGCGACTCCGCTCTGGAAGCGGCTCGCGAAAGGGGCGGCAAACTACGTTCTGAAAATGGGCGCGAACGAGCCGGAGTGGATGACCTTCATCCACAATCTGCTCTCTGGAGAACACGGCGACACGACTTCGGCGGCGGTAGTGCGCGGCGACATCATCACGGGACAGGGCGCGACCCCGAAGTGGACGCGGCTGGCGAAGGGCACCGTCAACCAAGTCCTCAAGGGCGGGACGAACGAACCGACGTGGGGCGACGAGCTTGACCCGCAGTTCGCGCTCACGAAGCGATACGGGTTTGTCGATAACACCGAGACGAGCATCGCGCTCGCGGCGGTCGGAGACGGCACCTACCGATTCACGCTCACCTCAGTTGGTGCGACGTGGCGCTACTTCCGCAACGGCGTTCTCTGCACCATCACCGGGAGCAAGACGGTTCTGCTCGCCGGGACGAATCCGCCGACGAACGGAGCGCACCACATCTACATCGACACCGAAGACGGGACGCTCGTCGATGGCGCGGAGTGGACGCTGCTCGATACGAAGGTTCCGGTTGCCCACATCCTCTTCAACGGGTCACTCACGCCCGTCTACTGGATGTCCGACGAGCGGCATACGTGCCTGATTGACCGCCGCACGCACTACTACCAGCACGTCATCCACGGCACGCAACTCATCTCTGGCGGCACCATCTCAGGGCAGACGATCAACGGCGCGGCCGACGCCAACAACACCTTCGGCATCTCGGGTGTGTCGCTGGCCGATGAAGACTTGCTAGTAGACCTCGCCGCGCTCACGGACCCGAACGCTGGCGAGTCGGCGTACACCGTCTTTTATCGGACGGCTCTGACGACGTGGCTGTGGAAGTCATGGACGATGCCCTTCGACTACACCGTCGCGGGGTACATCAACTACGACAACGCCGGAACGCAGACGCAAGGCCAGAACAACAAGTACTACAACACGTACCTCATTCTCTCGAATCTCGCCGGAGCAGCGCGGTACATCATCGTCTCTGGCCGCAGCGAGTTCGCAACGCTCTTGGCGGCACAGGCGGAAGACGTAGGGGGCTTCAGTTTCAGCGGCCTCGACATCGATGAGTACGTGATTGCCTACCGCTTTACGTGGATGACAAGCGCAGCCTACGCGAACACCGGAAAGGCTCGGCTCGCGGCCACTCCAGAGGCGCTCGACATCGCCGCCATCTACGCCTCGGTTGGCGGGGCTTCGACGGACCACAACACGCTGGCGAACCTTCAGGGCGGAAACGGCACGGAACGCTACCACCTGACAGCGGCGGAGTACGCGGCGCTTGGAAGTGTCGCAGCGCAGCGCCTCGACGACCATGACCCGCCGACTAACCCTGTCGATTTTGACGGGCAGGAAGCCCTTGATTTCGTCGTCCAGAACGTCGCAGACGAAGCGGCGGTGATCGCGTATCCTGACCCGGTGCTTGGGAAGCTGCTCTACTCAGTCGCAGACGAGGCGGTGTACGTCTGCACAGCCGTCTATTAGAGGAAGAACATCATGGCTTCACCCCAGAACTTCAACGACCTGTACCAAGTGGACACCGACGCGAAGTTTCGCTCGTGGGGGCTGGCGCTTTCGACGGCCATCCAAGCCTGTGGCCTCACGCTCGTCGCAGACACCGGCTCGGTCAACTGGACGACCGTCTCAAAGCCATCCAGCACGAACACCAAGGCTGGCTTCGAGATTTATCGGTTCGACGATGCCCTTCAAGCGACCGCGCCGGTCTACATCCGAATCGACTACGGCTCGGGCCAGTACGCGAACGTGACGGCCGCGATCTGGTTCACCATCGGCAGCGGCACGAACGGCTCAGGCACCGTTACGGGCAACCCAACGACGCCTCCGAAGATCGAGTTGTATCCCCACGCCACGGTTGCGGGTACCACCTACGTCACCGGAGCGAACAACCGCTTGCTCTACATGGGGCCAACCAACCAGCAGTACACCTACACGTCGATGTTCAACATCGAGAGAACACACGACGGGACTGGAGCCGACACCGCAGACGGCGTTCTCCTGATCTGGATCGAAGCCGGATCAACCAAGGGACAGAACGTGTGGATTGCGGGAACTGGAGCCGGAACCACTGAGACGAGCTTCGGCGTCCTGAATCCTGCGACCGGATCGGGAGCGACCGGAAGCTACATCGCGGTCTATCCGTTCTTCCACACGAAGGGCATTTTCCACTTCCCGGCGATGAACGTCCTCGCAGCGTTCACGACGAACATCTCGGTAGGGACTCCGTTCTCGCTGACGTACTACGGGTCAAGCAAGACGTACTTGCCGATTGCCTCGGCCGCAGTCTTGTCAACGCCACGGGGCGGAACGATGTCATGGTGTATTCGGTACGAGTAGCCGATGTCAACCTACGTTGTCGAACCGGGGAACTCAATCGCGCCCGAAGGGACGGGGCCAGCCGTCAACATCGAGGCTGGACACTACTACGTTGAACTCGGGATTCAGGGAACGACTGGTACCCCTTCATGGCCGGAGAACTATCAGGAGCAGTTTCGGCTCAACGAGCCGTTGCCCGACCCGCCCGTGGTGTCGGCAGGACCGGACCAGACCGTTGTCGGCGCGTATCCACTGACGGTCACGCTGGCAGGAAGTGAAACGCACTCCACGGAGTCGGTCACAATCGAATGGACGAAAGTCTCAGGGCCGGGAACGGTGACGTTCACCGATGACACGGACCCGGCCACTGACGCGGAGTTCGTCGCCTCTGGCACCTACGTTCTCAGGCTATCGGTTGACGACGGAAGAAACGACCCGGTGACAGACGACGTGACGATCACCGTCACCATCGCAACGTGGAAGAAGATCGCTTTCTCGGTTTAGGGTATCCTCTCAGCGAGCGGAGGGCATCATGGACATCGGAACCGGCACAGAAGAAGACGTGCGGGTCATCGTCGATGGCAAGGTGCGCTTGGTGTTTCACCCTGACGGGTCTGTCGAGTGGCATTGTGCCCATTCGCACGCGGCGCACGACAACCCGGACAACGAGTACTCGGCTCGAATCTGCACGAAGGGATGTTGGCACGGGAAAGTTGTCGGAGAGGCAGAACTCGCCGCGCTCGATCTGGAGATTCCGGCCCAGACGACAGTGGGCCATCAGGGAGACGCCGACAAGGTTCCCAACAAGCCTGAAGGGTATCTAGTGTTCCAGAGAGAAGGCCAAGATTTCGTAGTCCCGTACTTCAAAGCGAAGTAGGAGAACGCACATGGCAGGACTTGCCGCTAGGGGAACCGGATCGACATCGCCTTACGGTGCGCTGGCCGCACGCGCTCCGCTTCAGGGCGGCGTGCCGAGTCAGGTATCGAACGCCGCTCGCACCACTGGCGGAAACGCCGCGTGGTCCCCGTGGAGCGGAAACATTCTCGGCATGGAACGCGGCACGCCGGAATACGAACAGACAGCCGGGAACCTCAACCAGACCTACGCTCAGGCCGACATCAATCGGGGCTTGCAGCAGGGGCAGCAGGGCTTCGAGCGGTCGATGGCAGAGCAGCGGCGAGGTTGGGGGCTGGAAGACCAGAACACCGCGTACTCGTGGCTCAACGCGCTCGGCGGCGGTTCGGCTGGCGGAGGGCCGCGAGTCACAGGGGAAGATACTTCGTGGGACGCCTCACTCGCCGCCGCGATGGGCAAGGCGAAGGACACGGCGGCTCAGGCAGTCGGCGCGGCGCGAAAGTCGATGCTCGGCAACATGACCGCTCGCGGTATCGGCGGGTCCGGCATCGAGGCGAAGCTGGATCAGGGCATCCAACTCGCGGGAGCCGGACAGATCGGCGCGGCCGGACGCGAGATGGCAACGCAGCAAGCGGCGCGGCAAGCCTCGGTCAACGACCGAAACTATCAGGGTGACATCACCCAGCGTGGTCAGGACATCACCGCGCAGGGGCAGCGGCTCGCTCTGCTCCCGTCGCTGACTTCTCTGCTTCGTGTCGCATACTGAGGTGCATCATGACAGCTTACGGGGCGCTCACGTATGCCCAGCGGATCGCGGAACAGAAGCGCGAGCAAGCCAAGAGCGACAAGTTCAACGCGCTCGTCGCCCGTGGCGGGGAGATGGCTCCGATGGCGGGTGCCCCCACCACCGATTTCATGTCTGACGACCCCAACTTCTCAGCGCGGGTTGCCGACGCCATCGCCATGAAGAAAGTCGCGCAGGACTTCGAGAAGAGAAAGCTCGAAAACCGGGCGATCATGCGGCAGGACGCGGCGGGGCGTGCGAAGTCGGACGAAATCCAGCGGAGCAAGTACGGTGTGGGACAGTTCACCAACACGAGTACGTCTCCGGTGGAAGAGGCTGAGATCAACCGTGCCGCTGGCGGCGGTCCAGAGACAGGCAAGTACCAGCGGTTCTGGGGCAACAACTCCGTCATGGCGCTTCAGGAGCCGATGCTCCAAGGCGGCGTCCCTCATCCGATGGCGGCTGTCGCGCCTCTCAGCCACGTAGGACAGACAATCGGATCGGCCGGTGACGCCGAACGCGCCGAAGCATCTCGACAGCAACAGGCCGCTCAAGCGATGGCGCAGCAGCAGCAATCGCCCTACGCGAACGCCAGCGGGGGAGGAGGAGGTGGTGGTATGTCAGGTGGTGGTGGCGGCGGCGGCAAAGTGACGGTATCTCCCGGCGGCAACATCTCGCGTGGTCCTACCTACGACGACTTCGACATCGAGCGGCTTCGACAGGAGCGAGCGCGAACGAAGACGGCGGAAGAGCAGGTTCCCAGCTACGCTGCCGAGAAGCAGCGCAACGACATCATGTTCGATGTCAATACCGGGCGCTACGAGTACCTTCAGAACAAGCTGGGAGGACTCGCTCGCGACGAACGTCGAACGAACGCGATCTGGGATGCCAACACCGCGAACCAGCCTGACGTGTGGCGCGAGGAAGACATCAAGTGGAACCGCCAGAAGGAACTCTTCGACCGCGAGATGGAGAAGATCGGCCTTCAGGGGCAGAACCAACTGAAGGTGGCGCTCGCGGCGGCTGGCGGCAGAACAAGCTCGGCGCAGATCGCGGCCAACGCGAAGATGGTTGGCGACATGCGGAAACAGTGGTCGGAAGCCTTCAAGACTCCGGCTACGTCGCCCGAAGAGAAGGCGATGCGCCAGAAAGTCCTGTCAGAGCTGTACCAGAAGGCGCAGGAAATGGGGATCGATCCCGTCGAGATCTTCATGGACAGCGACTCGCTGATTCAGCGTGGTCCCGCGCCGCCGCCTCAGAACATGCCAGCGACAGCGAACACGCCAAGGACATCGACGCCGCTTCGCACAGGCAACCCCGGCTACGATGCGCTCATGAACTCCGTAAGGTAGGTGCCTCATGGGACCGTGGGACTACCTGAAATACCTCGCGGGGGGCGCAAAGCCAGTCGAGCGCCCTCCGTTGAAGTTCACTCCGATGCAGCAGTCGGAGTTCGCACGCCTCACGGATCCGACTCAGGATCCGAAAGTGGGGCCGGGATGGTCGTACGATCCCAAGTGGCAACCCATCGACGAATCAGGCGAGCCGATCACGGGACGTGTCCCAACGTGGTCGGACATGCGCCCGACTCCAGTGGAGGGCGTGCCCAGATACGAGGGCGGAGTACTCGGCGGCGACCCGGAGGGCTGGCGTCGAGATCTCGCCAACCTCGCCATCAAGCCGGAAGAAGTGGAGTGGCTCACACGCTCGCAGGAGAAGCGTGACGCGGCGGTGAAAGAAGCCGTCCTGACCAGACCGGACCAGACGGAAGGTTGGGATGCCACGCTCAAGCCATTCCGTCCGATGATGGCTCGCATCGGCCCCGCGCTCACAGGCGCGATTGGCGGCGGCATTGTCGGCGGTCCTGTCGGCGCACTCGTCGGCGGCTTCGCTGGCGGTTTCGCCGGTTCCGAAATGGGGCAAACGCTGGAGGAACGCGAGCGGCAGACGCTCGAATCGGATCTGCCCCAGTACTACGACACTCCGGCCTACGCCGCGCTCCAAAGGCAGCTTCAGAACGCTCGGCAGGAACACAGCACCACCGCGTCCGTTCTGGAAGGCGCGATGAACGCGCTTCCGCTCGGGGCGCTCAGGGAGACGCGATTCCTTCCTCGCGTCCTCAAGGAAGCCGGACGTGGCGCTGGACTTGGCGCTGGCAGCACGGCGCTACTGGCGAAGACCGATCCCGGCGGCGTGGTACCGGAAGGCGTCGAGCGCGGAGAGATCTCGCTTCCGCAAGTCGGCATGGGCGCGGGAATGGGCGCGGCGTTCGGCGGCGGGTTGGGCGCGTTCGCGCACCTCGTCAACCGCAATGCTCCGCCCACTGAGCCGCCACTGACGGATCTCCGGCGGGACTTCTCGCGGTTCAAGAAGCAGGTTGGGCTACCGCTCACTGAGCTTGAAACCTACGTCGATAGCCTCGAAGCCCGACGCATCTCGGAGCGACCGAATCCACCGGCCCCGCCGAAGCCGCCGTTCTACACGCCGATTTCGTGGGAAGGCGGAGAGGAACCGCCCCCGGCGGCGTTCGATATCATCGGACGTGGACAGGGCGGGTCACAGACCCCCTACGTCGATTATCTGAAGTCGCTCACCCGGAGGTACACCGCTTGGCAGGAAGAACAGGCGCGTAGCGCGGCGAACGTCAAGCCCCCAGACGCGGCCCCCGCTCCGGCAGAACCGGCTCCGTCTCCGGCCCCGGCTGGACCGAAGGCACGCACGGGAGCCTCTCCCAGCGCGGTTGGGAAGGATATTGCGGCTCTGGAGCGTCAGGCTCAGGCGCTCATCGCGCAGGGAGGACCGGCGAACTTCGCCAAGGCGAACGACATCCTCGCGGAAGTTGAGAAGCTGAAGACCGCAGCGGCAGCGGGAGCGGCGAACTCGCCCGAAGCTGGAGTGGGCGCACAGGGCCGGATCCTGAAGCCGTCTCCGGGCGCAGAAGAAGACAAGCTGGTGGGCGACCTCTTCGCCGGAACACCCGCAGAAACTCCGGCTGGCCCGGTGACGCCGCCGGAAGCCGCCCCCGTTGTGCCCTCTGGCGTGACCGACGCCGACGTGGACGAACTGAGCCGACTGCTCGGCGTGAAGCCGCCGATGCCAGCGGCAGCGCCGGTTGCCGCTCCGCCCCAGAAGCCGGTCAAGATTCAGGAGTTGATGAACGAGATCCGCCGCAGGATGATCGCGGCGTACAACGGCGCGGCGGCGGCGGCGGAAGCTGGCGACATGGCGACCGCCAACGTCCACAAAGAGCATCTCCAGTACCTTACAGACCTGTCTACGTGGATCCGGCGCGGCAGGATTGGCGAACCACCGGCAGAACCCCAGATTCCGGCCGCGCCGACACCCGTGGCTGGAGTCGCACCGCGTTCTCCCAGCGTGCCTCCGCCCCCCGCGCCGGGAACACCTCCGTCGCAGGAGCCGGTGCCGATTCCGGCTGGACCGACAACTCCGCCGATGCCGCCCGGAGGGGCCGGTGCAGAAGCGACTCCGCCGCCAACCGGGGAGACTCCGCTTCAGGCGAAGATGCGCTCGGAGACGTTCCCGATTCTGCCGAAGGAAGGCCAGCCGTTCCTTCCGAATCTACCGCCCGAAGAGCAGGGAGCAGGGGTACCAACTACTGCGACCGACACGCTGGAAACCCGCCGTCTGCTCAATCTGGCGAATCAGGACATCGACGCGGCCGGAGGAGTCGTCCCGCCGAAGTCAGGGCCGGACGTGGTTGCCGCCCAGACGAACAAGCTGGCAGCGGAGCTTCTCGGTCAACCTGAGTTCGCTGGACTCAAGTTCGCGGAGCTTGTAGACCTACTGAACGGCGCTCGGGTGAAGCCGACAGAGCCAATCTCGCCCAGAGACGCTCAGGGGAACCTCATCCAGCGGCCGGGAACCTTCGTGCAGGAGTCGCCAACGTCTCCCCAGCCGGGACACGTCCAGATGCCGCTCAAGGCCACACCGGGAGGGACACCCCCGCCAGCGGCCCCCAGAGGCGTTTCTGGCCCCCCTCCGGCGGGGATGGCTCCGAAGTCGGTCGAAGGGATTCTCGGCCAGCCAGCGCCAGCCTCGCCAGCCGCCGCCCCGGTCCCGGCCCAAGAACCGATTGCGCCGATGGTCGAAGGGGCCAAGCTGCCATCGTGGAAGGCCAAGCCCCAGCCGCCCATCCAGCGGGAGGGCGCGATCGTACCGCTGACCCCCATGCAGGGCGAGCGCGAGCGGATCGCCGTTCTCGACCCTCGCGTGATCGGGCTGGACCCGGCCACGTACCAGTTCAAGGGGTCCGACGCCGAAGGTTGGACCGGCTCGCTCGCTGGCGCGAAGGCATGGGCCGAAGCCATCGACCCGAACACGGGCAAGCGCACGAACGCCAGCCCCGCGATTCTCGTTCACCGTCGAGCGGACGGAACGCTCTGGGTTGCGGACGGGCATCAGCGGTACGGCCTCTACAAGCGGCTGTGGAAGGACGGCAAGGATCTCCTGCCGCTTGTGGCGGAAGTCATCGACGAGGCGGAGGGCTGGACGGTGCCGATGGTGCGCCGGTACGCCTCTGTCCGCAACGTCATGAACGGCAGCGCCGACGTGGTGGACATCGCCAAGCTGATTCGAGCCGGGGGAGAACTCAGCGCGTTTGAAGAGAGCATGATCCCGACCGGCGCGGAGAGCATGGCGGGGCCGAAGTACCGCACCGCTCAGGCTATCGCGAAACTTGGCGACGACGCTTTCCAAGCCGTCGTCAACGGGCAGACGAAGCCGGAGTACGCGGCGATAGTGCCCACGTACTTCACGAATCAGGGCGCACAGAACGCCGTCATCGCCGCGCTCGCGAAGAAGAAGCCGGAGTCGATTGACGCGGCAGAGGCGCTCGTTCTCGGGATGCGAGACGGGTTGCTCAAGCGTGCAGAAGAAGGCGCACAGTTGTCGATGTTCGACATCATCGGCGGCAAGGACGCGAAGTTCGAGTCGCTACTCGACAAGCACGCCAGCCTCATCGCGGAAGTTCGCTCGGGCCTGAAGTCTCAGCGTTCCGCGTTCCAGAACGCGCTGAAGAACGCCGGACGACTCGAAGAGGCGGGGAACGTCCTCGCAGGAGAAGCAAACAAGGCGCTCTCGGACGAAGCCAAGCAGCTTCTCCTGTACTACGACAAGTACAAGAACCTTCGCGGTTCCCACACGAACAGGACGCTCATCGAATCGGCGCAGGAGATCTCGAATGGAACGCTCAACAAGCAATCCGCCGTTCAACGAGTCTACGATGCCCTCCGCCGGGACATCGAAACCGGGGGCGAGGGTGCCGGGAACGCCGTTGCCACCGACTTCGCCCCGGCCGGACAGCCCGATGTACCGGGAAGCCCTGCTCCGGTTCAAGAGCCAGTTGGAGCAGTACAGCCAGCGGCAAAGCCAGCCCAAGAACCTGTAGCGCCCGTCGCAGAGGCGAAGCCGCCGGTCCCGGTCGAAGTGAAGCCGCCGGAGCCGGTGCCGGACATGGAGCAACCGGCGCTCTTCACGCCGGACGAGATTCTCGGCATCCCGCCGAAGCCGGAACCGCCGAAGAACGTCGAGGGGATTCTCGAATCGAAGCCCGTTGCTCCGGTTCAGGCAGAGAAGCCCCAGAACGTCGAGGGCATCCTCGGCCGCGACTACAAGCAAAGCACGCCGGAAGAGTACCGCGTGATGCGCGAAGCTCGGGATGCTGTGTTCGACGCCGCCTCTCTGCGCGGACTGCGCGACCGGCTGATTGGCGAAGACGAGAAGGCCAAGGCGCTCTTCCCGCAGGGCGGGGCCGATGCCGTCGTCAACTACTGGAAGAACCTCCAGAGCGAGATCGAACAGGCTCCGCTCATCGAAGGCATCGGCACGGAGAAGCGGCAGTACATCAAGGGCGACACGGGCGAGTACGCGCTGGTTCCGCAGAAGGGATACGTTCAGGTCCGGTTCAAACAGGTGCCCTCGAAGGAGCAACTCGCCATCCTGAAGGAAGTGCGGACGAACTCCATTGGACGCCAGAAGCCGCTCTTCAAGCGGAACGCCACGGACGGCTACTGGTACGGCAACATCGAAGGCGACCAGAACCAGTGGGGCGGATTCAAGCAGGACGACCTCGAAGCCGCCGCACGCAGGGCGCTCGGACTCGGAGAGAAGGAAGCGGGGCCAGTCGTCGAGACGCCGCCGCCAGCGGCAGAAGGTCCGAAGAGCGCAGCCGTCAAGATGATGTTGACGGTGGACGAGCGCCAGCAACTCGCGGACCTTGGCTATTCGCGTGCCGACATCGACGCCATGAAGCCCGACGAGGGCGCGGCGATTATCGCGGCCGGAACGACGAAACCGCTCTCCGCTCCGGTGGACGTGCAGACCAAGATCGGCATCGAGCCGACACTTCCCGGCATGGCTGAAGGTGTGGGCGCTCCGAAGGCTGAAGCGCCACCGCTCGCGGAAGTGCCCTTCGCGCTTCAGGCGGAGACGGGCACGGGCGAGCCGGTGCAGCAGGACATGCTCCCGAAGGGGCCGATCACGGCGAAGCCTCAGACGGCCGAACAGCTTCTCGGGTCGGTGCCTCCGAACAAGAAGAAGCCGGATCGCTGGGAAGGCGTTCCGCCGCACCTTCGGCAAGCTATCGAACTCCACGAGCGAGCCGCTCGCGGTGAGCAGATCACGGATGAAGTCCTGAAGCAGTACCCCGACTACGTGCAGCGGAACGTCAGGATCCAGCAGCAGCACGCAGCGGAGCGACGAGTCATCGAACAGAGGGCATACGAGTTCTCGAAGACGCATGAAGTGACGTTCACGCCGGAGCAGATCGCCGCCGCACACGCCTTCGCACATCAGAGCGAAGCGTGGTGGGGGAAGATGTTCCAGCGGCTCCCGAACAAGCCGGACATGCCGGAGACGCTCACGCTCGCGGAAGCGCAGTCTCCGAATCCGCCGCAGACCGGCAAGCCGCAGCGGACGGACACCGGCAAGGCGCTCCCGCCAGCAGAGGGATTCCCGTCGCGAGTGCCGCAGAGTCTCGAACGGAAGATGGAAGCGGCGATTGAGGCGGGAGACTTCGAGCAGTACCAGCGGTACCTCGAATACCTGAGCGAGATCACCTTCGGCACTCAGGCTCGGAACAACAAGAAGGATACGAAGCTGTCGTCTGTCGGCTTCATGGGCACGCAAGTCCTCAGTGACATGCTGGAGCGCAATCCGAAGGCGTTCTGGAATCTCATGCGGATCGCGGTCCCGGCTGTGGGCGGAGCGGCGCTGGACGACGAAGACCCCCGGCGCGGTTTCATCCGGGGCGCGTTGCTCGGGCTGGGAACCAACATGGCGATGTCGGCCAACGTGCGAGCGGAAGCGGCTCGCGTAGGCAAGGCTATCGCCACGATGAAATCGACCGCTGCCGAACTCCAAGGTGCGGTGAAGCTCCGCGCTCCGGCAGACCCGCTGAAGGACATGAGTCTGTGGTCGATGTATCGGCCCGGATTCTTCGAGAAGAACGCGCCAGAAGCCTTCGCTCGCTACTTGAAGGTCATGGACGAGTACAACTACATGGCGCACTACGGCGGGTTGGCTGAAGCCCCCGAACGTGTGCAGCAGTACGCGGCTCGTCAGGCGATTCACAAGGTTGTCACCGAACTCCGCGCCTACGCGAAGGAGATTGAGAAAGCCCAGCCCCGGCGTGCGGCCTACGTGCGTGAAGGCGCGGACGCGCTGGCGAAGAAGCCGACGAAGATGCAGCTTGCGGTCAAGGAAGCGATGTCCCCCATCAAGGAAGTGGACAACGCTTTCTTCGAGCGCAACGTGGGCACGAACATCTACCGCGTCCTGACCGGCTACGCCGTGTCTACCGCGCTTCAGAACCTCACGCAGCCGATCCTGTCGCTCCGCCACGTCCAACTGAAGGATCTGGCATGGGCGTACAGCGTGGCGAACTCCGATTGGGCGAAGTCGATCACGAAGCACATCGACATTCACCGGCCGATGGATCTCGCAGAAGAGGCTGGCGTTCAGATCTCGAAGAAGACGAAGGAGTACACCGGCTGGAAGAAGTGGGTCATGGACCCGCACGCGATGCTCATGGAGTCGGACAAGATGAACCGCCGCGTCGTCTACTTGGCGGCGATGAAACAGGCGGAGCGGCGCGGCCTCATGGGTCCGTATCAGGAGGAGTGGTCACGGGCGGTTGCCAACAAGACGTTCTCGGAAGCGTTCCGGTCGGAAGCAGACAAGTGGGCGCGTGGCGTGATGCGCGAGACGCAGGGCGACGTGGGGCCGCTCTCGTTCAACCCGAACTGGCGCGGTCCGATTGGCGGCAGCATCAAGCCGTTCATGAAGTTCCCGACGCTTCTCGTCGAGAACCTGATGCACTCGCTGTCGCAGCCGGACAAGACCGGGCGTGCGCGATTCCTCGCGTCCGTCTTCGTTGTGGCAGCGACGGGCCGGATGCTCGGCATCGACTTCGAGGACATCCTGCTCATGGGCGGTCGGCCAATGGGGATCGACATTACTGACCCCAAGAAGACCGTCGAGAATTGGGCCACCGGCCAGCAGTTCCCCGTGGTGCGTGTGGCACAGGACATCGGGAAACACTGGAGGGGCGAGGCGAATCACGTCATGATTCCTCGTCACCTCGACGAGATCCTCGACTCCGACGCGCTCTACTACGGGGCCGGACGCTGGCCGACGCAGACGCTTCAGACGGCCAAGCGGACCTACCGCTCCGACATCGAACCGACGATGGAAGGACGTGAGCGCGAGCCGCACATGAAGCGCACTCCCAGCGGGGCCGCGAACGAACTCTCACTCGGAGAGGATCTCGCCAATCTGCTCGGCTTCAAGTCCACACGGCAGACCAAACGCGCTCGCGAACTTGAACGAGCGACGAGGACTCAGGTCGAAGACCAAGCGGAGAACATCGCGTGGTCGAAGGACATGGCGAGGCGCATCCGATACGCGCTCGACAACAAGGATTGGGAACTGCTCGACAAGTTGGTCACGGAATACAACGAGCGCAAGCGAAGCTCGAAGGCTGGAGCGGCCGTGATCAAGGCGGCACAGGCGGATCGCTTCCAGCGGTTGAAGCAGGGCAGCAGTAAAGACATGCAGCGACAGCTTGAAGCGGAACACGGAGAGGCGCTCCGGGCGACCGCGTTGAGGTAACACAGATGTCCCCACGAGAATCGGATGCGCTCTCCGGGCCTTGGTACGCAAAGCTCGCAGAGTCGATCCTGAGAACGTCCGGCCCGATGGCGCTACTCACCGTGGCCTTTTCTTGGTTCGTTATGTGGATCGTTTGGGGATCGCTCCAGACGATCAAGGACACGCAGCTTCTCATCAGGAACGACATCGCTCAGGCCGGAGCGAGAATGACCGCGTTCGCCGCCCAGCAAGACCAATTCAACGAGGGCAGATCGATTCTGCTCGAAAAGCAGCTTGCCATCCTTCGGCAGTTGTGCGTGAATAGCTCTCGAACGGAGGCGGCGATCAAGGCGTGCGTCCAATAGAGGCAGTTATGAACTGCAAAGGACGCCTCTGTGTGGCAATCGGGACCGTGGTTCTAGGCTGGCTGTTGCTCGCGCTGGGAATCGTGCGTGCGCTGGCAATAGCCCCCGCGCTGCTACATTGAGACGCAATCGGAAACGAAAGGACTGTGCCCCATGACGATCAGTAGGGATAGCTGGCTCCTTACCCTGACGCTCGTCGCCTCAGTCGCTCTGTGGCTGTCGAGTCTCGCGGCCCCGTGGGAATGGACGTGGCAACAGTGGATGGGGAACGTCGCTGTCGCCATCGGCATGATCGTCGCCAAGCTCTCATCGTACCCGGACTTCATGGCAACCAAGCAAGATGTCAAGGACAAGGAGGAGGGAAGTGATCCGAACAGACCGTAGAAGGCGTCTTCTCATCGGGTGGGCACTCGTCCTCACGCTCGCACTCTCCGCTTGCGCCAACAAGAAACTCGCGACCCAGATCGACCAGAGCCTCGTCACGTCGATGGCGGCGTTGCAGGATTCTCTCGTCGCCTTTCACAAGGGCGGGAAGATCAGCGACGACACCTACGGCAAGATCATGTACCAGATGGGATCGCTCTGGCGGCTGGCGGGGCAGTACAACATCCTCATTCGAGACTGGCCCGGAACCGGAGCGCCTCCGAAGGAACTCGCCAAGATCGCGGGTGACATCGCTGGCACGGTTCGCATCGTCATCGGCCTACTGCCTGATACCGATACGGCCTCACTGAAGTCGGCGGAGCAGATCCTCGCCATCGTCGAGGGTGTGCTGAAAATGGTGGGAGGTGATCATGTCGCCGCTCACTGAGCAGCAGATGGCAGGGATCGTTCAGTGGGTCCAGATCGGGCAGCTTCTCGTGCCGATCATCGTGACAGGTGTCGAGAACTTGATCGAGATCTTCAAGTCGGCAGGGGTTGACCCGGCCATCTACGCCTACCTTCAGGGCATCATCGAGAACAAGCAGCAGCAAGCCGACGCGGAAGCAGCGGCCCACGGCTACCCCCGCAAGTAAACGTAAGCCGGTCAGGTTGGGACGTGATCCTGACCGGCTTATTCCGTCGATTGTGACCCAGAGACGACGGCGACTCTGCCCTAGCGCGAGGACGGGGGACGCCCCCGCGATGGTCAGTCTTTGGGGAACAGCGCGTCCAACTTGTCGAACGTCCCGACCGGATCGCGCCGAAGTTCACCCGCGATGCCTTCGAGAATCGACGCGAGGAACGGTGCCCACAACATCGGGTTTCCCTTGAACCAGCCCCACACGGTCGTCAACCAGCCAGTCATGTTCCCTCCAATCACCGAAGAATCCGCAACCAGCAGAGGAGCCGCTTCCACCAACTCATCGACGGAGAACAGGCGCAGCCGGAGGCATCGGGGCACGGGTAAAAGGGTTGCTCGCTTCGCTCCACTCGGAACAGATGGTATCCGCGCACGCCTTCATCTTGGCGGTGTAGGCTCCAAAACCCAGCGGCGTCGAGGAGATCGGCAGCAACACCGTGTTCGTGGGATCCGGCGTGCCCAGCGGTAAGTCGTACTGTTGCATCGGATCCGTTGCTCCGGCAGCGAAGTAGCCAATCACGTACTTCGTCAGCCGTGAGTGGTCCGCGCTCGCGGTGAACGAGACGGCGGTCGGATTGATCACCGCCTGAGCCGATGCCAGAGCCGCCACCAGAACGAACGCAACGACGAGGGCCGCGTATCGCATTTCTCAAACCTCTCATTCATCACCCTGATTGCCTCTCGCGCCTCGTCGTCGGTGACAGGACGAGCGAGGACGACCTGTACCCAGTACTTCACATGAGACAGATGATACAGCCCCGGAGGTAGGCTGGATCGTCGAAGTGTTCGTTTGTTACGCCACGTCAGCATGGGTACCTACTGTCCAAACGCCGCTTTCTTCAACGCCACCTGTCGCAAGCAGTCCTTCCGGTGTCCGCGACTATGCTTGTGCGTCTTCTTGTACGCCGAACTCGACCTGTCGAACTCGGCGGGAGAGAGGTTGCCACACCACGGGCAGTACTCGTCTCCGTTCTCGTTGTGGATGTACTCGACCGCTTCGAGCGCAGAGGCGAGGAACTCTAACGCCTCAGATCTCGACATGCCCCAAGTCCCCTTTCATCGTCTTCCAGTCCCCACCCCACTTCAACCCCAGCGCCTTCGCGTTCTCTCCGAACGCCTTCCACGGGAGCTTCGAGTCCCACGGCGACGGGCCGATGAAGGCGAAATCGACCGCGTGCCCGTAGCCGTCTTCCTGTGGACAGTGTGTGGCCTTCGTCAAGTCGGAGCCATCGACGTTCGTGACGATCTTCCCCGGCTTGGTTCTCCCCTGCGCGTACAGCGCGTTCTGCTCTTCCACGGTGCGGACCCCGTTCGCGATGAACATGGGAAAGCCCAACGTCTCCATCGTGAGCAGGATCGTCTTGCACGCCGCGACGAGTTTCGGATGCACCCCGTCGAGACGCCAGAGGTACTGATGGTTTGGCACGGCTCCTCCTACGAAAACATCCGGTGATGCACTCGCAAGTCTACAGGCGGTCCCTGCTCTTGCAAGCGTCTCGGCTTCGCCGCCTCTTTCTCAGCGAGCTTGTCCTCAAGCATCTTCCTGAACGCGGTCTGACTCTCCCGCATCTCGGCCAAATCCTCAATGTCGAAGGTCACGCCATCGAACGCGCCCCCACACACGTAGTACCGGCCAGCGCGAGCATCGTAGTCGAGCGTCCGCGCTCCGAAGAAGTTCTGCATAAGCGTTGTGAACCCCTTCATTCATACCTCCGTGATCGTCATAGGGTAGTACTCGATCTCGAAGTGCCTTTTCTTCCAGCGGTACATGTCGGTCCTGAAGCCTTTCTTATCTTCAACGACCGTCTTCCCGCCGCGATCGTACACAAAGTCAGCGCGGTACTCTCCGATCTTCTTGAAGCCGAAAGTCTGCGCGCCTTGAGGGTTGCGAGCGATGGCGGTCAGGTCGAACACCACCTGACGCCGAAGGTCGGTGATCAACCCTGCCGTCTGCTCCATGAGCAGTTCCCGCCAGCGAGCCGCTTCACCTTTCGAGTCGAACATCACCCCTTCGACGTTCACCTTCGTCGCGTTGTACTTCGACCG